GATTATTTGTAAGTCAGATACAAATGGGTACGATTGGCCTGTGTATCATTCAGCGTTAGCAAGTGCAGCTCATGTCGTTACATTAAATTTAACTAGCGCACAAGAAGTCCAAACAAATAAATTTAATGGAACTGCTCCTACAAGTTCTGTATTTTCAGTTGGCACTCATGGGACAAACGTCAGCAGCAAACAACAGATAGCGTATTGTTTTAACAATGTCACAGGCTATTCAAAATTTGGTACGTACACTGGATCTGGATCTGGCAACAAAGCTGTAGCAACAGGGTTTGTCCCTGCTTTTGTGATGATTAAAAGAAAAGATGGTTCTGGTGATTGGTTTATATATGATAACGTAAGACAATCACAAGTCGGTTCAAATAAAAAGAAAATACTTAGGGCTAACACTACAGCAGCAGAAGACGAAAGTTCAAACTATTCGTTAGATTTTACGTCAACTGGATTTACTCTACAAACTAATGCTGCATATCTAAATGGCAATAACAATACTTACATCTACGCAGCATTCGCAGATACACGCGAGTACGCCTACTGGCTAGATCAATCTGGAAATAATAATGATTGGAATAGCGAAGGTGGATTGACTGAAAGTGATGTGATGGTTGATAGCCCTACTAACAACTTTTGTACGCTTAATCCATTGGATATGAACATAGACAATTACGCTATTACTGTTTCAGAAGGTAACCTTCAAGCGGCTGGGCCGTCTGAGGGGAGAAGTTTACGAAGCACAATGGGTATGCCAAGTGGAAAATGGTACTGGGAGGTTTGTACTACTGTAAGTGGTGTCTACAATGTTGCTGGTATTGCTAAAAACTCTTCTCCATTAAATGCTGTACTCGGTAACGATGCAAATGGCTATACGATGTTTAGCCAAAGCGGTGCAAAGTTTAACAATGGTTCAACATCTTCATATGGTTCTGCATGGAACGCAGCAGGTAATATTTGCGGAATAGCATTTGATGCTGACAATGGCACTCTAGTCTTTTATGTAAATAATTCCAGTCAAGGTACAGCATTTACTGGTTTAACATCGGGTGACTTTTTACCAGCATTGGCAGTTCGTACTGGTAAAGCAGTGGTTAATTTTGGTCAAGATTCATCATTCGCTGGCAACAAAACCCCACAAGGCAACTCAGACGCTAACGGCATTGGTGACTTCTACTACCAGCCTCCTTCTGGCTTTTTATCGCTATGCACAAAATCACTACCATCGGTTGATGTGATACCAAGTGAGCATTTTAATACTGTGATTTATACGGGTAATGGAACGTCATCAAGTAGTTCACAAGCAATAAATACTGTTGGATTTCAACCTGATTTTACTTGGATAAAAATTCGTGCAGGACAAGCTGACAGCCATTCTTTAACTGACAGTGTAAGAGGAGTTTCTAAGCATTTACGAAGTGATACTACTAACGGAGAAATAGCCGATCAGCATTTAACTTCGTTTGACACTAATGGGTTTACTTTACGAGGTGATGGGGGTCAGTCTAACAACAATAATTTTACCTACGTATCGTGGAACTGGAAAGCTGGCGGTAGCGCATCATCCAACAGCAACGGCACTGTTAATTCTAGTGTGTCAGCTAACGTAGATGCTGGATTTAGTATTGTTGCCTACACTGGCAATGGCGCAAACGATGGCACAGGACAGAACAGTACAGTTGGTCATGGTCTTGCTAAAAAACCAGAGCTAATAATTCGGAAAGATCGAGATACTGCGGTTAGCTGGGTTGTTCAATCGACACTTCTTGGGTCAGGCAATATGAATCTTGCTTTGTTTTTAAACACGACAAGTGCACAGGATGGTGGGCAAGGTTACATGAATAACACTGCGCCTACTGCCTCAGTGTTTACTCTAGGTAATCAAACCTTTGTTAATGTAAGCGGTCGTGATTATATTTCCTATTGTTTCCACTCAGTAGATGGATATTCCAAGGTCGGTAAATACGTTGGGAATGGAAATGCTAATGGGCCTATGGTAAATTGTGGTTTTCGACCCGCGTTTGTTCTTATTAAACGATCTAATGCTGCCCAAGACTGGTATGTGTGGGACACTAAGACATCTCCAGTTAACCCAGTAGCCGCTACACTTTCTCCAAATTCTAGTGGAACAGAGGGCGATAGAAGCTCACTCCCCACGGATGTTTTATCGAATGGATTTAAAATCAGGAACACTTCTATTGGATGGAACGGATCAGGAGACACTTACATTTTTATAGCATTCGCAGAATCACCATTTAAAAATTCAAACGCAAGATAAGAGGAGAACCTTATGTGGTTTGTAGGAGAAACAGCAACAGGATTTGTAGTCAATAAGCCGCGAGGCTTGACCATTGATTCAGTTCAATACCCCCGTAACATATTTGCTCTTTGGAGTAAAGCCGAACTAGCAGCTATTGGCGTGATGCCTTATAGCGAGACTAGACTTGACCCAAGGTATTACAACCAAGGTGCATTAACTCGAACTGAATCAGAGGGTGAGGTATTAGGTACTTATGCATCTCTATCTAAAGATGTTGATCATCTTAAAAACAACATGTTAAGTACAGTAAAATCACAGGCTGGTTCATTACAGAGTGATGTAGATTGGTATTGGAGCAGGGCAGCTAAAGGTGGCACAGCCGTACCATCAGACGTAGCCACTCACGCCACAGCAATCTACACAGTGATGGCCGCTAAAGAAAGTGCTATAGCTGCGCTGTCTGACCTAGCTGCCGTGATTGCTTATCAGAATACGCCAATGATTGAGACTCGTAAGATCAAGCATACCTCAGATGAGGGTGTTGAGACTTACGGGCCTGAGACTTATACACTTAATCGTGATGTAGATAATGTAACGCATGGCTGGCCTACGCTAGAAGAGGCAGACCCAGCATTTGTTAGTTTAGTAGAGGCTTAATATGAGCGTAGACTACAGAGGTGAGAAGTTTGCTGGTTACAACAAGCCCAAGCGTACACCTAAACATGCTACTAAGTCTCACGTAGTTTTAGCCAAAGAAGGATCTACCATTAAGATGATTCGTTATGGTGAGCAAGGTGCAAGTACAGCAGGTAAGCCCAAGGCTGGAGAGAGTGATAAGATGAAAGCTAAACGTAAATCATTCAAAGCTAGGCATGGTAAGAACATTGCTAAGGGTAAAATGTCAGCAGCATTCTGGGCGAACAAATCAAAATGGTAAAAGCAAAATCAAAAGTTAACGAAGCTGGTAACTATACCAAGCCTACTATGCGTAAGACTCTTTTTAAAAAGATCAAGGCAGGTACTAGCGGTGGCAAGGCTGGTCAGTGGTCAGCACGTAAGGCACAACTTCTAGCTACACAGTATAAGAAAGCTGGTGGAGGGTACAAGTGAAAGCTTCTCAGAAGTCTCTTAAGAAATGGACTAAGGAAAAGTGGGGTACTAAAAGTGGTAAGCCAAGTGCTAAGACAGGTGAGCGTTACTTACCTAAAGCTGCTATAGCTGGTCTGACTAAGGCAGAGTATGCAGCTACTACAGCAGCAAAGAAGAAAGGAACTAAGGCTGGTAAGCAGTTTGTAAAGCAGCCTAAGAAGATTGCAAAGAAGACAGCTAAGTTTAGAAAGTAAGAGGAAGTTATTATGATGTATGGTTATAAAGCACCTAAGACAACAGCACCTAAGAAGAAGCCAGCTAATAAGAAACCAGCTAAGAAGAAGCCAAAGAAGATGGGGTACTAGGTATGAAGGGGGTTAAGCATTACTTACCAAATGGTAAGGAGTACACAGGTAAGACTCACAAGACTAATGGTAAACTTATGTCAGGTGCAAAGCATACTGCATCTAGTAAGAATCTAACTCATAAGAAGACTAAGAAGTAATGTGGTCTATCCTTGTAGCAACTATGATTGTAGCGAGTGAAGCACCTGCAATGCCTGTTATAATTTCTAGTTATTCTACTCTTAAAAGTTGTAGGACAGAATTAATAGATGTTTCTATAAAGTTAGAATACAAATTAATTGTTAGTCCTATGTTGGGATACACAGCACAGAAGGAGACAGAAGAGAAAACTACTGTTGCTTTCTGTGCTAAGAATATACAGAGTATATAATGAACTCTAGTCCATTAGAAATATACCCTGTTCATGTAGCTCCATCATTAGCACCTGTAGGTCAAGGTTTACTTATTGAGCCAGCAGTGAACAAAGTAAATGCAGAGTATCTTGTTGTTCAACCATCAAGAGAACCATATGGGATTCCCGTAGAGTATACAAAGAGGGTATGGGTATGTTAGCAGAACTTATGGTGGCTAATGCTGCCTTTGCAGTTATTAAGCAAACATTATCTAATGGTAAGGAGATTGCTGATGCTGGATCTGCGCTCACTAAATACTTTGGTGCAAGTCAGAGTATTGAGAACAAGATTAAGTCTGGCAATGGTGATGTACTAGGAGCATACCAAGCTAAACAAGCAATAGAGAAGCAAGAAAAAGAGTTAGAGTTCATGCTCAATAAACAAGGTCTTCTAGGATACTATAAGTACCAACAGTTTAGAGATGAGTTTTATAAGAAGCAAAAAGCAGATGTTAAGAAACAGAAAGCACAGGCTAAGGAAATTAAGGATACTCTGGTACTAGCAGGGCAGGTTATAGGAATACTTATAACTATCCTAGCTGCTTTCTTTGGTGTAGTTATGTATCTTAAATATTAAATATGAGTGATCCTAAATTGACAGAAATAGAGAAAGATGAAATAGCTGAGTTGGCTGCACAGAAAGCATATGATAGATTCTATCTAGCAGTGGGCAAGTCAGTTGTTAAGAAGTTAATGTGGATTGTAGGTGCAAGTGCATTTGCTTGTTGGTTATATTTTAAAGATGGAACTTTTTAGTAAGAGGTAGGTTATGTTTGGTATGCCAATAGAAGTTATCACATTGCTGTTAAGCGTCCTAGGAGGCGCTGTAATGAAGATGATGGCACAGGCACAGAAGGATAAGGCTGATCAGCAAAAGATGCTCATGCAGCAATTCTCGGCCTCTGAGGACAGTGTAGCAGCAGCAAGGGCGTATGATACTCCTAATGCACAATGGATCAGGAGATTCCTAGTGGTGTCCTTCATGGGCATGGCTATGTTTATTCTTATTGCTCCTATACTAAACCTACCAACAGTAGTACCAGTAGAAGTAACCAGTGGATTTAAACTTTTATTCTTTGACTTCACTACAACAGTAACAGAGTGGAGAACACTGGAAGGAATGGTTACTCCTGAGTGGTTGCCTCATGCAATCATGTCAGTTGTTGGTATGTACTTTGGTCAATCAATCGTAGCGAGAAAATAACTCTTGACTTTTAAACAGAAATATGGTATAATTCTATGAATTACTTAGCAGCAGTCAACTCAGTTCTTGTACGTCTACGAGAACGTCAAGTAGAGTCTATTAATGAGAATGATTATTCAACTCTTATAGGTACTCTAGTCAATGATTCAATTCAAGAAGTAGAACAAGCATGGGACTGGTCTGCATTACGTCAGAGTCTAACTGTTACTACTTCCAATGGTGTTTTCAATTATCAATTAACTGGTTCACAGAACAGTATTAAAGTTCTAGGTGTTGTTAATGCAACAACTGAAAGTGATGTTGCTTATCAAACTGCAAATTGGTTTAACGATAGATACCTTACACCATCCCCAGCTACTGGTTCACCTACCTTCTACTCTTTCAATGGTGTTGGTACTACAGGGGATACCCTTGTTGATCTATATCCTAAACCTGATGGCGTGTACACAGTTCGATTTAATGTTGTCCAACGATCAGAAGATTTAGAATCACCATCTAGTAGAATACTATGTCCTCACCGCCCTATAGTTCTGTTAGCTTATGCTAAGGCTGTAGAAGAGAGGGGTGAAGATAATGGTCAGACAGGTAACAGTGCTTACATGGCAGCAGCTAACTCTTTATCTAACGCAATCGCATTAGATGCATCAAAGCATCCAGAAGAGACAGAATGGTATAGTGTATGAAACAATTAGTTAGTTCTTCCATTGCAGCCCCAGGATTCTATGGGTTAAACACACAGGAAAGTAGCATTACTTTGTCTAGTGGGTATGCATTACAAGCAGACAACTGTGTCATAGACTCTGAAGGTAGGTTAGGCGCACGTAAAGGACATGTGTATCAGACTACTTCTGGAGGTAACTCTTCTTCTCTTGTAGGAATGCACGACTTTGTAGGATCTACAGGACACTTAGGATATATTACTTGGGGCAATGGTAAAATATATAAAGGTCTTGGCACACTCACTCCTATATCTACAGGACATGGGTCTGCTAATGATTGGCAAGCTGCTTCACTAGGAGGTGCCGTATACCTAGCACAAGCTGGTAAGCCTATGCTTAAAGTAGCTGCTAACTTTTCAGTATCTACTCATGCCACTACATCTTCTAATCATCAGTTCTCTTTTGTAACTTCTGCTTATGGTAGGTTATGGGCTGGTGGTACTGCTACAGATAAGTACACACTGTATGGCTCTGACTTAGTTAATGGTGCTTTTGCTGGAGGTTCTACTTTATCTTTAGACCTTAGAAAAGTATGGACTAATGGTGGTGATGAGATTGTAAGTGTTGCTGGATTTAACGGACGCATCATTGTATTCTGCAAACGATGTATTGTAATACTCGGAGACAATAACAATAGTGATTTAACTGTAGCTGCTACGGAGTTAAATGTAGTAGAGATACTAGAGAATGTAGGGTGTGTGTCTAGGAAGTCCATACAGGCCGTAGGAAACGACATCTACTTCCTAGCTAACTCAGGTCTACGTTCTTTAACGCGTGTCATACAAGAGAAATCTAACCCCTTAGCAGACCTATCTATTAATATACGTGATGATCTAGTAAAAATTATTAATCTATCTACTACTAGCCCTGAGAATGTTACAGCAATTTACTCAGCATCTAATGCTTTCTATTTATTACTATTCCCTAGTTCTAAACTAATCTATTGTTTTGATACTAGAGGAAGACTAGAGAATGGTGGACTACGGGTAACTAAATGGGTAGACACTGAAATACTTAGTGGTCTGTCTGCATTTGATGGTACTCTTTTCCTAGGGCTAGTTAATGGAATAGCAAGGTATACAGGATTTCAAGATGGGGGAGCGCAGTATTACTTAGCCTATCGTACAAACCACTTTGACTTTGATCAACCTACAGTTAATAAAATAATAAAGATTGTAGGTGTAACTGTTATAGGAGGTAGTGGACAGAACTTCTCTGTTAAAGTAGGCACTGATTATTCTGATCAACCAAGGTCTTACAACAGAACTATAAAACAAAGTGCTGTGTCTGAGTATGATGTTGCACAGTATAATATTTCAGAATATACAGGCGGTGGTTTAACGGATCGTATTAAGGTTCCAGTAGGAGGTCAAGGGAGTGTACTTCAATTAGGTTTTGAGGCTTACATTAATGGTGATCAATTATCAATTCAAAAGTTTGACGTTTATGTTAAACAAGGTAGAACTAACTAATGAGTAATTATACTAAGTCAACTAACTTTGCTGTGAAAGATGGACTCAGTGCAGGTACAGCAGCTAAACGAGTACGTGGTACAGAGATAGATGATGAGTACAATGCTATCGCAGTAGCTGTTGCTACGAAAGCTAACATTAACAACACAGCTTTAACTGGTGTACCTACTGCTCCCACTGCATCATCAGGTACTAACAGCACACAGTTAGCTACTACAGCTTTTGCAACTGCGGCAGCAGCAGTTATGCCAGCAGGTAGCGTACTCCAAGTTCTAAACTTTACAGAAAATGCAATACATGATACTACTTCTACTGTCAATGTATTTGGAGGTTTAACGGGGGCTATTACTCCTTCAGCAACATCAAGTAAAATACTTGTTACTATGAATGTTAATGTTGCAACTGTTCAAGCTTTTGCAAATGCCATGGTAGGAGTTACAGCATATAGGGGGTCAGGTTCGTCAGGAGCAACTGCATCAGGTACTAATTTAGCCCCTGCATTCTCAGGTAGTATAGGGTCAAATACTACTCTAAGAAATTTTGCAACGTATGAGGTTGATACCTCGTCAGATGGTCAGGTTTCTATTCAATATGCCAGTTCAGATGCAACTGTGTCGTTGAGCGCCTTAGATTCTCCGAATAGCACATCAAGCGTAGGGTATACAGTTGCGGCTCACAGAACCACGAACAGTGGCACATTTAGAATGGGTGGTCGTGCAGCGCAATCATCAATGATATTAATGGAAATCAAGGGATAAATAGAATGAGTTTATTTGGAATGATTGCCTCAACATTACTTGGAGGTGTCGGTGCTTATCAACAGCAACGTAAGTATGGGGAAGCCCAAGATAGAATGTCTGATGCGGCAGATAGGGCAGCAAGAGAAGGTAAATACAAACCATTTGGTGTAACCTCTGGTGCTGGTAGTGCTTCTTTTAAAGATGGTAATGCTAGTTACTCAATGGATCCTCGTTACCGAGCGCAACAAGAACAGATGTTTGGTCTAGGTACTGATGCTCTTAACAGGGCTGGTGGTAACTATGACGACATGGCATCTGATATGTACAATCGACAGCGTAGCCTAGGTGCTGATAGTAGAATGGCAGAGGCAACACAGCTAGGTAATCGTATGTTTGGTGCTGGTACTCAAGGGCTTAGGGTTGGTGGTGAGGCTCTAGGTGGTTCAGCAGATTCTGGTATGATGAGTCCAGATGGTTATGGTTTTGCTAGGGCTTATGAACAACAAAAGTCTATGGATCGTAGCAATTCTTTTGAACAGGCACAACGACAACGTGAGCGTGAGATTGCTATTGGTCAAGGTATGTTCAGTCAAGGTCAAGGCATGGATGCTAATGCTATGGCTATGATAGGGCTAG